AAATACTCTATTTTATCAATGCACAAGTCATTCTGGTATGGGTAACACAATAAGCATTTATCCAAACACCATCTAAAATGCTTAATAAATAACTAAAAAAATACCGTCAAATGGCTGCAATTATAACCGATCAGATTAGAATATTAAACGCCAAAAATTTTGTTGCTGGAGTAACTACTACAGACAACGTATATTATTCTTTTATTGGTCTACCAAATGCCACAGAGGTACAATCTGATTGGGATTCTAATCCACCTTCACCAAAAGATAATTTTGATGAAGAGAATAATTATTGGGATACTATGATTGCATTGAAAAAAATCAATGCATCTGATGTTAGACAAGTTATTCCAAGGATAACCTGGGTATCAGGAAATACTTATGATATGTATCGCCATGATTACAGCAGATCAAACACTGCTAAGGTTTCTGGTGCAACAAATTTATATTCATCACTTTTCTATGTGATGAATAGTGAGTATAAAGTTTATATTTGCCTGCAAAATGGAACTAGTCCAGATAATCCCAACGGAAGACCTTCTTTAGATGAACCAACTTTCACTGACTTAGAACCTAGAGTTGCAGGTTCCAGTGGAGATGGTTATGTATGGAAATATTTATACACAATTAACCCATCAGATCTTGTAAAATTTGAATCAACTGATTTTATTCCCGTTTCAGTAAACTGGGCAACTACAACTAACGCAGATAATTCAGCAGTTAGAGATAATGCGGTAGATGGTTCTATTAAGATAGTTACCATTACCAATAGAGGAGTTGGTCTTGGGACAGCAAACTCAACTTATACTAGAGTTCCAATCAAGGGAGATGGAACTGGTGCCGAATGTACTATAATCATCAATAATGATCAAAAAGTAGAATCTATTACAGTATCCAATCAAGGATCTGGATACACATATGGCAGTGTAGATTTAGAAGCAGGTAATGTTCCCACAGGAACAACGAGACCAACATTTAATGTTATAATTTCACCAAAAGGTGGCCATGGAAAAGACATTTACAGAGAGTTGGGAGCATATAATGTTCTTCTTTATTCAAGAATTGAAAATGATATAGAAAATCCAGACTTTATAACAGGTAACCAAATTTCTAGAATAGGTATTGTTCAAAACCCACAAGCATTTGGATCAACCGATTTACTTTCCTTAGATAAAGCTAGCGCAGTTTATGCATTAAAATTGACAGGTGCAGGATATAGCACAGCAGCGTTCGCTGCAGACGCTTATATAACACAAACTATTTCTACTGGAACAACTGCAGTAGGTAGGGTTATTAACTATGATCAAATTACAGGTGTTTTGAAGTATTGGCAAGACAGATCAAATGCCGGTTTTACAACTGTTGGAGTAGCAATCACAACTCCAACATATGGATTTAAACAAAACAGATTTACAAGTTCCCCAGGGACTGGTGGTGGATTAGCAATATCCGGAGGAACGGTAAGTTTGTCCATTGATAGCACTTTTACAGGTGTCTCAACCACAATAAATAGTAGGACATACTATCTTGGTCAATCTTTCACTAGTGGCGTGTCAAATCCAGAAGTTAAAAAATATTCTGGAAACATCATATATGCTGACAACAGACCATCAATAACAAGGTCATCAAACCAAAAAGAAGATATCAAAGTTATTTTGCAGTTCTAAAGAATTATGGCTCAACAAACCAACCTCAACGTAGCACCATATTTTGATGACTTTAATCCCGATAGTGATTATCATAGGGTTTTATTTAAACCAGGATATGCTGTTCAGGCAAGAGAGTTAACGACTTTACAGTCTATACTTCAGAATCAAATTGAGAGGTTTGGTCAACACTTCTTTAAAGAAGGTGCTAAGGTTATTCCCGGTAACACGTCATATAATCAACTCTATTATGCAGTTCAAGTTCAAAACTTGTATCTTGGTGTTCCAGTTGATGCATACGTAAATCAATTAATTGGAACCACGATTACTGGTCAAACTTCTGGTGTTACTGCATATGTAGATAATGTTATCACATCTTCTCAGTCTATAAGATCAACAACTACTTTATATGTAAGTTATATTTCTTCAAGCACTGCAAATAATTCTTCTCAGACATTTTTTGATAATGAGCCGCTGACCTGTAATATCAATATCTCTTCAGGTTTACTTGGAAATACAACTATTCCAGCAGGAACACCTTTTGCATCTACACTGGCATCAGCTGCAACTGCAACTGGTTGTTCTTTCAACATTCAAGAAGGAATTTATTTTGTTAGGGGGCAGTTTGTAAACGTAAATAAAGAAACTTTAATTCTAGATCAGTATAATAATAAACCAAATTACAGAGTTGGTCTCAATATAAATGAGCAAATTATAAACTCAGATATTGACGAGACTCTGACAGACAACTCACAAGGATTTAATAATTACTCAGCACCAGGTGCTGATAGATTAAGAATATCCGTATCATTGTTTAAAAAAAGTTTAGATGACTTTAATGATAACAATTTCATAGAATTAGCAACCATTGAAAATGGAACAATAAGAACTGTTGTTCAGGGAACACAATATAATGAATTTGCCAACGAACTAGCACGAAGAACTTATGAAGAATCTGGTGATTATTATGTAAAACCATTTAAAGTTGCTCTTAAAGAGTCCCTAAACAACGGAATGGGGAATGAAGGCATATACAACTCAGGTCAGTTTACAGCAAATGGCTCAATACCTTCAGAAAATTTAGCTATATGCCAAATTTCTCCTGGTAAAGCTTATGTTAGGGGTTACGAACTTAAGACAACAAGTTCTACTTTTTTAGATTTACAAAAACCAAGAACAACAAAAACTTTAGAAAATCAAGCAATTAATTATAAAACGGGACCAACACTTCGTTTAAATAGGGCAAACGGAGCTCCTGTTATTGGAGTAGGAAATACATATGTATTGAGTCTTAGAGATTCTAGAATTGGAGTAACTTCATTTACTGCTGCTGGAAAAGAAATCGGAGTAGCAAGAGTATATGATTACAGATTGGAGTCCGGATCATATGATAGTTTGTCTGATTTGAATGAGTGGAATATATCACTCTATGATATCCAAACAACTACAGAAATTTTAATCAATGAGCCCACTAGTTTTTCTGTTCCTACCTTTATAAAAGGTAAAAATAGTGGAGCTACTGCTTTCATAAAAGATGCAGTTGTTGCGGGAACTGCAGTTACAGTCTATGAAACAAAAGGAAATTTTGTTGCCAACGAACAACTAATCGTCGATGGCATAGAAACTGGTTTAGTTTCTATTGCAGTTACTTCGTATGGAATTTCTGATGTAAAATCAGTATATGGAGTAGTTGGATCTGGATCAACTTTTAACGCAGATACGATTCAAAGTACAGGAATTATTTTAGGACAATCTACTATTTCTGCAGGGAGTGGTGGAATTAGTACAGTAACAATTTCTTCTATTGTAGATCTAACAAAGGTTTTCAAACCAGGAAACTTAATTTCATATAGCAATTCCTCAGTAACATCAGATCCAATATATTCGAAGGTCACAAACGTAGCCACATCTTCTCTAAGAATAGAAGCAGTTACTGCTGTATCGGGTATTAATAGTGGAGCACTTCCAACAACTGCAACCACAGCGACAGATTTATCAATCTTAAGTACAAATCTAGCAGGTTCTAAAGATAATACACTCTACACACAATTATCAAAATCAAATATTTCAAATATCGATTTGGTTGATGGTTATTTAAATATTAGAAAAATATACACTGTAAGTATTTCTTCAAATCAACTTTCAACAAACGTTCTTGCTGGAGCAAATGAAACATTTTTACCATTTGATGAAGAAAGATACTCCTTAGTAAGATCAGACGGAAAAATTGAAGTATTAACAGCAGATAAATTTGCATTTATTAATGGTGGAACAGAACTTCAGATTTATAATCTAGGTTCTAACGATACTGGTGCTAAATTAATAACAACTCTTAAGAAGTTAAATCCAAAAGCAAAAATTAAGAGAAAGAACAGAGTAAACAGTATTTTAGTTGACAAATCAAAGTATTCTGGTTCTGGTATAGGTGCAACTACTTTGAATGATGGATTAACTTATGGTAATTATCCATATGGAACCAGAGTTCAAGATGAAACCATATCATTAAATGTTCCAGATGTTATGTCAGTCTTGGCAATTTACGAATCATCGGGGACAGCAGATCCTTCTGCCCCAACTATGATCTTGTCAAATATCAATGGGCCAACATTAACAACAAGTGATCTATTGATAGGAGAAAAAATAACAGGATCTACAAGTGGTGCTGTTGCAGTATTGGCAGAAAAAACTTCAGCAACCCAAATTTCATATATCAATAAGAACTCAAATCTTTTCCAACAAGGAGAAACTGTAACATTTGAAGAATCTGGAATACAAGCAGTTATTACAACTCTAGGTTCCACGAGTTTTAATATCGCAGCAAATTATACTTTCTCACCAAATCAAAAGGGCACTCTATACGATTACAGTTTTATAACTAGAAAATCAGATTCTTTTGAACCTTCAAGAAAATTAAAAATTTACTTTGATAGTGCATATTATGATTCAACAGATGATGGTGACATTACAACGGTAAATTCTTATAGTTCGTTCGATTATTCTACAGAAATTAAAACGGTTGATGGAGTTAGAACTACTGATCTTATTGATATAAGACCAAGAACATCCAACTATACTGTTTCAGAAAACTCAAGATCTCCTTTAGAATTTTATGGAAGATCCTTTAATCAGTCTGGAAATTCTGCAGCTAATGTTCTAGCATCAGATGAATCTATGATCATCAACTATTCTTTCTACCTAGGAAGAATAGATAGAATTTTCTTGACAAAGGATGGTCTATTCCAAATAAGATATGGAGATCCTTCAGAAAAACCAGAAAAACCTTTAGTTATTGATGATGCTCTTGAAATAGCAACTATCACATTACCACCATATCTCTACAATGTTGCTCAGGTAAATGTTAGATTCCTGGATCACAAAAGATATAGAATGTCTGATATTAAAAAAATTGAAGACAGAGTTAAAAACTTAGAGTATTATACAACATTATCCTTACTTGAGACAAATACTTCTAATTTGTTTATTCCAGATGAAAATGGACTTAATAGATTTAAATCTGGATTTTTGGTAGATAATTTCACATCTTCTTTAATACAAGAGTCTAAGTTTGGCATTAAAAATAGCACAGACAGAGCAAACAGGGAATTAAGACCTCAACACTATACAAATTCGATTGACCTATCTCTTGGACCCGTTGTAAATGTAAATCCAAATGAAGATAAAGAATTTTCTACAGTTGAAGGTATTAATGTAAGAAGATCTAATGACATTATTACTCTTGATTATTCTGAAATTGAATGGTTAGCACAAACTTTTGCAACTAGAACTGAAAGTGTAACACCATTTATGATCAGTTTCTGGAGTGGAGATGTTACTCTTACCCCATCTTCCGACACTTGGGTTGATACTGCAAGAATTGATTCCAACATTATTGATGTTGAAGGAAATTACCAGAGCACTTTATTCTCAGCTCAGGAAACTTATGATTTAGATCCACAAACTGGATTTGCACCAACTATCTGGGATTCTTGGCAAACTGATTGGACTGGAGTGACTGATGTTTCTACATCATCATCCACTTCATCTTGGACAGAACATAGCAGAGCTCAAGCTTGGTCTCCTGGACAAACTACAGGATCACCTCAATTTGGAAGAATTACTGAGACAACATTTTTTGAAACAACATCCTCAGTTACTACAACTACAACCACAGAACAAAGTAGAACTGGAACAACTTATTACATAACAGAATCTCTTGATCAAGTATCTTTGGGAGATAATGTAGTTTCTACAGAAATTATCTCATATATGAGATCCAGAAACATTGAATTTGTTTCTAAGAGAGTAAAACCAAATACACAACTGTATGCTTTCTTTGATGGTATCGATGTAACTTCCTATTGTATTCCAAAACTACTAGAAATTAGTATGGTTTCTGGAGTTTTCCAAGTTGGAGAAACTGTAGTTGGAACAATGCCTGAAATTGGTATAAATGAGAATCTTGGCCAAACTACACCTACAATATCTTTCAGAGTTGCTCAATCAAATCATATGGAAGGATCATATGATTCGCCTACAGCAATTTTCCCAGAAAATCCATACACTAACCAGGTTCTTTCTGCAAATTATTCTTCAACTTCCAATATTTTAAATGTTGACACATATTCTCTTGCAGATCAACCAGAAGGATTATATTCTGGTTGGGTCTCATCTGGAATGTCTTTGATTGGGCAAACAAGTGGTGCTCAAGCTACAATCACTAATGTTAGATTGGTTTCAGACTTATCCGCAACTTTAATTGGAAGTTTCTATGTACCAAATCCAAACATAGATGTACATCCAAGATTTGAAACAGGAACTAAAGTATTTACTTTAGTCAATAGCAATATTAACGATCAAAATTCCGCAACTACCATAGCAGAATCATCTTTTGTTTCTAGCGGAACACTAGAAACTGTACAAGAAAATGTTCTATCAGTTAGAAATGCAACTATTGAATCTAGACAAGAATTTGATACTCGCACTTTAACTTCTTCATCAACAAGTTCTTCATCATCAGTTAGTTCCAGTACTGTCGGAGGAGTTGGTATCGTTGGATGGTATGATCCTCTAGCACAATCATTCTTCGTTGATGATGCAGAAGGAGTTTTCCTAACAAAATGTCAAGTTTATTTTGAATCAAAAGATGATGAGAATACTCCAGTGACTGTTCAGATAAGAACAATGTCTAATGGATATCCAACTACAACAATTGTTCCATTCTCTGAAGTTGATCTATCGCCATCCCAAGTTAATACTTCAAGTGATGGATCCGTTGCAACGACTGTTCAATTTAAAGCACCTGTTTATCTTGAGGGTGGAAAAGAATATGCATTAGCACTTGTATCTACCTCAACTAAGTATCAAGTGTTTATCTCTAGAGTTGGTGAAAATGATTTGCTAACTCAAGCTTATATTTCAAATCAACCATACTTGGGATCTTTGTTTAAATCGCAAAATGCATCTACTTGGGAAGCAAGTCAGTGGGATGATCTGAAGTTTAAACTTTATAGAGCAGACTTCTTAACTTCTGGTACTGTTGAATTTTATAACCCAGAGTTGTCTGAAGGAAATGGTCAAATAGCAAAATTAATGCCAGACTCGCTCAATATGAGTGCTAAGAAAATTAGAGTAGGTCTAGGCACCACAGTTCAGGATACTGGATTAACTTTAGGTAACACTGTCTATCAGGCAAACACAAATGCAACTGGAGATTATGTTGGAAGTGCTGGAATAGCAACTGGTTCACTCAGAGTTATCAATGCGGGTATTGGTTACACACCATCCGCAGGAATTCAAACTTTTACCGGAGTTAACTTAGTCACTATTACGGGATCTGGAAGAAATGCAGTTGCAAATGTAACAGTTAATGCAGGATCAATTTCTTCTGCATCCATCACTAACGGTGGAGTTGGATATGTTGTAGGCGATGTCCTAGGAATCACTACAATAGGATCATTTAATGTTGGTTCTGGTGCAAGATTGTCAATAAGTTCAATATTGGCTACAAATGAGATAATTCTTGATAATGTTCAAGGAGATTTTGCAACTGGAGCAGGTGGAACAATTTTCTACATTAATAGTGTTGGAGTTAATACCGAACTTAATTATTCTGTTGGTGGTGGTGTTATTATTCAATCTCCAATAGTAACAGTATCAGATGGATTGCACATAAAAGTCAATCACAAAAATCATGGAATGTATTCCGATGAGAATTACGTTACAATTTCTGGTGCTATGCCAGATTCGAAGCCAACTACAACAACTACAGAATATAGATCAGACTCTACTGCACCAATTTCCGTAGTACTTGGATCAGCATTCTCAACGTTCGAAAATGTTGGGGTTGGAACAACGAATTCCGGTTACATTTTGATTGGTGATGAGGTCATTTCTTATACATCATCATCAACAAATATCATTGGTGGAACTATAACTAGAGGTTCAAATCCAAAAACATATCCAGCAGGTACTCCAGTTTACAAATATGAACTCAATGGAGTATCTCTAAGAAGAATTAATAAAACACATAATCTTGACGATGTTACTGTGTCAGATCCAATTACATTTGATTCGTATCACATCAAATTGGATATGTCTTCAGATGGTGTTGATAGAAGCGTAGGCACTTCTGTTCCCAAACTTTATACAGGTAGAACAAAAACTACTGGTGGATATCTCATAAAAGCAACTCAAAATATGCCTTATGAAGTAATAACACCAATGGTTCATAATTTAACACTCAGAGAAACTAATTTGAGTGCAACAATGAGAACTGTAACTGGAAAGAGCTTAAGTGGAACAGAATCTCCATTTGTTGACAATGGTGTTGAAGCAGTGTCCTTGAATAATGCAAATTATCTAAACACTCCAAGAATTATTTGCTCAAAGATTAATGAAACTCAAAAGTTACAAAATATCAAAGGAAATAAGTCCTTTAATATGTCTTTGAGACTTGAAACATCAAACAGCAAACTTTCGCCTGTGATAGATGCACAAAGAGTTTCTCTAGTTTTAACTTCAAATAGAGTAAATGATGTCATCACAAATTATGCTACAGACAATAGAGTGAATAGTGTTTTTGAAGATCCTACAGCATGTCAATATATTTCTAAGGAAATTGTTTTAGAAAACTCAGCAACCTCTATTAAGGTTCTTGCTGCGGCTCACATCAACAATTATAGTGATATAAGAGTATTTTATTCTATTAGCGAAAATCCAAACTTTGATCCTATTTTCATTCCATTCCCAGGATACAATAATTTGAATGCAAATAATCAGGTTATAGATTTCAGCAATAGTGATGGAAGATCTGACAGAAAAATTGAAAATTCAAATGTTATCGAATTCTCGCAATCAAAACTAGATTATAAAGATTATGAATTTACTGTAGATAATCTTCCTGCATTTAAAGCATGTAGAATTAAAATTGTACTAACATCCACAAGTCAAGTTTATGTTCCTAGACTTAGAGACTTGAGAATCATAACTCTTGCATGATTGAACTATGGATTATTTAAAAATAAAAGGTCATTCTGGATTATTGAGAGATAAAAATTCACATACTATTATCAATACAAACATGAATGACTACAATGAATATATTAAGAAAAGAGACGCTAAACGTGAAGAGAGTCAAAAGTTACAAAACTTTGAGGAGGATCTTGCTAGTATGAAAGATGATATCAATGAAATTAAAAATTTACTGAGGAGTTTGTTGCATGAATCCAAATGATATAGAGCTAGAAAATTTAAATAAAAGTTTTGAATACGTCAAATTTTGTAGTGAAATAGAAAAAATTGATAATATCGAAGATATAAAAAATATTGCAAAGTGTTACTTCAAATTGTATTTAAAACAACAGGAAGTTTTTTCATCTTTGGTTAGCACTCAACCATAAATAAGTTTAAGAGGTAATAAGTAAATGGCACAACCATCTACAAGACAGGAACTAATTGATTATTGTAAAAGAAGACTTGGTGCGCCAGTCTTAGAGATAAACGTTGCTGATGAGCAAATAGAAGATCTTGTAGATGATGCCATACAATTTTTTCAAGAAAGACATTTTGATGGTGTCTATAATGCGTTTTACAAATATAAATTAACTCAAGCAGATATTGATAGGGGAAGGGCTAGAGGAGCAAATTCTGTTGCAGGAATAGCAACTACTTCTGTTACAACATCAATAGTTGGAACTGCAACTACTTTTACTTATGAAGAGAATAGTAATTACTTGCAAATTCCATCATCTGTTATAGGAGTCACTAAAATATTTTTGTTTGATGGTGCTAACACAATTACAAACAATATGTTTAGTGTTAAATATCAGTTGTTTTTGAATGATATTTATTATTGGGGAAGTACAGAACTTCTTTCTTATGCAATGGTAAAAACTTATTTGGAAGATTTAGACTTTCTTCTAAATACACAAAAACAAATTAGATTCAATAAGAGACAAGATAGATTATATCTAGATATTGATTGGGGGTCAGTAAGTCCTGGTCAGTATATAATTATAGATTGTTTTGCAACTTTAAATCCAAGTGAATATTATCGGGTTTGGAATGACTCTTTTATCAAACCATACTTAACATCTCTCATAAAGAGACAGTGGGGTCAAAATATGATGAAGTTTACTGGAGTAAAACTACCTGGTGGGGTAGAACTTAATGGTAGACAAATGTATGATGATGCTCAGAGAGAAATTGATCTCATAATGGAAAAAATGTCCAATACTTATGAGTTACCACCTCTTGATATGATAGGGTAATATACATGTTAAATCCTTTTTTCCTTCAAGGGTCAGCAGGCGAACAAGGTCTTATTCAAGACTTAATAAACGAACAACTTCGCATGTATGGAACTGATGTTTATTATTTGCCCAGAAAATACGTAACCGAAAAAACGGTTATGAGGGAAGTTATAGAATCTTTGTTTGATTATACTTATCCAATAGAGGCTTATATTAATAGTTTTGATGGTTATTCTGACAACCCCACTATTTTATCAAAATTTGGTATTCAAGCATTAAACGAGATAGTTTTAACAATTTCTAGAGAGAGATTTCAAAATTATATTTCACCTCTTATCAAAAATCAACCAAATATAAAACTTTTCAGTAGACCTAAGGAAGGAGATTTAGTTTATTTTCCTTTAGGTGATAGATTGTTTGAAATTAAATATGTTGAACACGAAAAACCATTTTATCAATTAAACACCAACTATACATATGAACTTAGATGTGAATTGTTTAGATATGAAGATGAAGTTATCGATACTGGAATTGATCAAATAGATGATGAAATTGCTGGTGTTGGAATTGGTTCTGAGTTGTTTAGTGGCGTAGGTATAACACAAACACTAACTCTTACTGGAATAGGATCGACTGCACGAGCAGTAACTTCTATTGTAAATGGTGCTATACGATTTATTTCAGTTACAAACAGAGGTGGGGGATATATATCAACACCAACAGTCGCAATATCTTCTGCTCCAAGTGGCGGTTTAACCGGTGTAGCTACAGCAATAATGATTGGTGGAATAGTTGTATGTAATGACAATATAAATCCACAAGCAAAATCTGTTCAGTCGGTACAACTTACTAATCCTGGATATGGATATACTGTTGCTCCAGGAATTAAATTTATTGGAGGAAAAGGCTCAGGGGCAGCTGCTATCGCAGGAATAGGAACTACTGGTAGTGTTGGAATTGTTACTTTAACTTCTGTTGGTTCTGGATATACATCAACACCGACAGTTACATTTAGTGCTCCGAAACATGTTGGTGCTGCAGCAACCGCCACGCTCGATTATCCTATAGTTGGTGGTGGAGTAAGTGTTGTATCTGCAACTATAAGTATAGGCGCATCTTCATTCCTATTCCCCGGAGGGACAACTGGAGGAGTATTTTATAAAACTGCACCAACTGTTACTTTCTCACTACCACCAGGATCTGCCAGTGCGGCCGCTGCAACAGCAACACTTTCCAACTATAATCAAACTGGAGGTACAGTACAATCCGTTGCGATTACAACCGGAGGAAAATTCTATACGAGTGCCCCAACAGTAACTATATCTCATCCCGGAACTAGTTTTGCTGCAGCAACAATAGACATTGGTGGTGGAATAGATGGATCTTCGATTAATCCCAATTCAATTGCATTTAGCACAACGGGAAGAGCATATACCACTGCACCTATTGTTGCTATTAGTACAGGGGGTATATATGGAAATGTTCCACCAACAATAGTTGCTGTTGGAATTGCAACAATAGATCCAATCACTGGAATTGTAACAGCCGTAGGATTCTCAACCGCAGATCCTTGGTGTGTAGGAACTGGAGCAACAGTTGGTTCTGGATATACTGTTCCACCAAATATAACCTTCTCAGGAAGTCCCTCACCAGTACAAGCAACTGCAACAGCAACAATATCTATTGCCGGTACGGTTAATACTCTTTCTATTGGAAATAGTGGTTTTGGTTATGCGTCAACACCAATAGTAACAATTTCAGCGCCTGCAGGAGGAACTGAAGGATTTAGAGCTCTTGGAATAGCAACTATTAGATTCAATTCCGTTTTATCATCGGGTACTTTGGGAATAGGATCAACTCAAATTAGTGGAATTAATACAACAAACATTGTGGTTGGTGATCGAGTAAGACTTGGAGTGGGTTACAGTGATCTTTACAACTTTATACCTGACAACACATTCGTAACTTCAATTGGATCAAGCACAATATTCATCAATAATGCAGCGACAAATGTTGGAATTGCAACATCTGTATTTGAATTTGGAATTGATAAATGTGGTATTGTGACTGGGATAGCAGTTACATATGGTGGTGGTGGATATTTACAACCACCGACAGTAACGATTTCAAACAACGTATCTGAGAAGAACTATGTTGAAATAATACCAGGAATATCAACAGCAATTGGAATAGCATCTGTCAATTCTTCAGGAAATATTTCTGCAATCAATGTAATTGATTCTGGATACGGATATATTCTCAATCCAGAAATTACAATATCAAACCCATCTTTAGTTGGTGTTGGAACGTATCAGTTTAACGAAATAATAACAGGAAGTATAAGTGGAGTAACTGCTAGAGTGAGATCCTGGAACGCCACTACAAACAAACTTGAGATTTCGAATGTCACAGGTTCATTTATTGCAGGAGAATCAATTGTTGGATCAGCGTCTTCAGCATCATATGCTTTACTTTCAATAAATGAAAATAATATAAACGATGGATATGCGGATAATGAAAATATAGAGATTGAAGCTGATAATATTATTGATTTCAGTGAAAAAAATCCTTTTGGAATGCCCTAAATAGATTTTAATAAAAGTAATTAAAATGTTTGAGTATTTTTACAACGAAATTCTTAGAAAAACCGTTATAGCATTTGGTTCTTTATTTAACGATATAAAAATAAAGCATACAAATTCTTCGGATCAAGTTGTTAGCGTCATAAAAGTACCACTTGCATATGGTCCAACGCAAAAATTTCTTGCGAGAATAGAACAGTCTCCAGACTTAAATAAACCCGTTCAAATTACATTACCAAGAATGTCTTTTGAATTTACAGGTTTAACTTATGATGCATCAAGAAAGTCTACAACAACTCAAACATTTACTGTAAAAGATTCGACTGATGGTTCAATAACTAAAAAAGCATATTTGCCTGTTCCATACAATATGCAATTTGAATTGTCAATTATGGCAAAATTAAATGATGATGCTTTACAAATTGTTGAGCAAATTTTACCTTACTTTCAACCAGCATATACATTATCAGTTAATTTAGTTAAAGAATTAAATGAAAAGAGAGATATACCCGTAATATTGGAAAATATTATAATGCAAGATGACTATGAAGGAAACTTTACAACCAGAAGAGTTTTATTATATACATTAAGATTTACTGCTAAAATTTATCTCTTTGGACCTATTTCCACAGCAACCAAAGATATTATCAAAAAAACCACAATCAGTTATATTACTGGAGATTCTACTATTACACCAACAAGAGAAGTTGTATACTCTGCAGAACCAAGGGCTATTAAAAATTATACAGGAACAGTTTTAACAGTTCTAGCTAAAGATATTACAACTACAGATATTCTTGTTGAAGTTGATGATGCTTCTTCGATTTCCGCAAATACTTATTTGGATTTGGAAGGAGAAGAAGTATATGTCAAGTTAGTATCTGGAAATGTTCTGACTGTAGATAGGGGTAGGGATGAAACGACTATTACCTCACATTTAAGAGGTTCTAGTGTCAAATCAATTACAGCAGCAGATGATTTATTGATTGAAGATGGGGATGATTTTGGATTTAGTGGATCTATAATATGAAAATGACAAAAAAATTTGATGGATTAGAAGATGCGTTTAATGTTGACACCCAAATAGTGCCAAATAATGAACAACCAAAATCTATAGAAAGGGTACAATCATCAACAGATGATGTTAAAAAAGACTACGAATATACCAGAGGAAATTTATATTCTCTGATTGAAAAGGGTCAGGAAGCAATAAATGGAATTCTTGAATTGGCACAGGAAAGTGAAATGCCCAGAGCATATGAAGTTGCAGGCCAACTTATTAAAAATGTTGCGGATGCAACAGACAAATTAATGGATTTGCAGAAGAAATTGAAAGATATTGAAGAAGAAAAACCAAAAGGTCCTACTACAGTAAATAATGCACTTTTTGTTGGATCCACAGCAGAACTAGCTAAACTTTTAAAACAACAAAAACCAGATGAAAACGTTTAAGCAATTTCAAGAAGAG